AATATAAATGTTCAACATTGATAGTCTCTGGACTAGGGTGACGAAACCATTGCAAATTTAGGCCCATATAGATGTCAGCAATATTACCAGTAACATAAGATGGGCACATACTTGCTCCGGAAGTAGCAAAGACAAGCCCACCAACTGCACCTACATCATCGTTCGCATTCATGTATCTTAATAAACGTTCAAGAACATCAGGTTGTGGAACTGTATCATCATCTAACCTCCATATATATTCAGTCGATACCATCTTAAGAGCTTGCTGATGGTTGGCAACCTGGCCAACTCGTTTACCCATAACATTATAACTCTTAATGGACTTCTGACGCATGATGGAGAATAAATCTTGATAGAGAGGTTCTTTGCGAAGATCAATCTGTAAACCATCATCGAACAGTATAACCTTATCAGGAGTAACTGTCTGATTAATAACTGCTGATAGAACCATCGGCAAAGTAGTGTAATACCGGTCTTTAGTAGATATAGTAACAGTAACTGACAATTTTATACCTCATCGATTATAGAATACGACTGTTGTAAGTATAATAACAAACTGGAATAGCATAGTCAAGAACGGAACATGAAATATTGATAAATACAAAACTTCATGTTCCATACTCGCCTAAACTTTATTGGCAGCATTATTTGTAACCATAGACACAGTAGCTGCCATAACATATTCTTTCCACTTACCTTCTAATCGTGGATCAATCATACTCTCTGGAGCAACAATAGGTGCCTGTGCCTCAGCAACGTGCTTACCTATCTTCCCTTCTACCACTCTAAGTAAACCACTATCAAGACCTTTTATAATCTTGTCCATTGACATTTGGACTTGCTCACCGGTCCGCATATCCATCATCGGACGATTAAGATCCTTTGACCTGGGTTCTGTTATACTTAATACAGTACAAGTCAATGGATCATAAAATCCTACAGCATCCTTCAACCTGGTATTCAATTCAACTATAAGTTTACCTTCTCTCATAATTATCCCCTCATTCCTTAAACAAAATATAAGGGTACTACACTGAGCAGTACCCTTATATATATTATGATTAGTTTCCGATATTCTCTACTCTGATCGGTGGGAAGTAAGTAGGAGCTGCAGCAAGATTCTTACATACAACTATACCACGCCCCTGATCAGCTATACCTATACCATAACGTTCTTTGATCTTGACACAATGAACATCACGTTTAGGTTCATCGAAATCTTCAGTAGACATCTCATCTTTCTGTATAACAACTCCGATATTGTTTCTATCAATAGCAACAATATCAAATCTCTTGTTAACCCTGTCGAATGGTGCATAAGGAGTTATTACAACATTTACTGGTATAGGAAGGTTTCTTGAAATTACTTCTTCCGGAGAAGGCATCTTTGAACCATAAGCATCTGCTAATGGTTTGCCGGCCCATACATCAGTATAATGTATCATTTTACGTCCATAGGCACCTATAAGTTCATTCTTAAAGAATGTAATAGCTGCCATGGGATGCATGATAACATCAGTTACAGTCTTCTCGTTATACATCAAAGCTGCAAGGATATCCACAAAATCCATTACAGAAAGTGTGTTGTTAAGGTTATTAGAAATATCAACACCAGTTGGCTGGTAATGTGGGTCTGCTGACATAGCATCGAAAAGCACATGGCCATGCCTGAGCATTGCAACAATACACTGCTCTTCTTTTAATCTTGCCATTGCTCTACCGGCTGCTCTGAGCCAGTAACCCATATAATCCCACTGAGTATTCTCAAGAGCTTCTTCAGTGATACGAAGCATGAGACCATATTTCTCAACCTTTATTGTCAGATTTCGATACTGAGTCATATCGAAATCCTGCTCTGGATACTCATGACCTTCAGCAACCATGAATGCCCTTATCTCACCAAGAGCTGGGAACTGCGTCACTGAGCCACCAGAATACTGTATTTTATCGAATAAGGATGAAATCTTGAATACAGGTTCTGCTCCTTCAATAGCTGGGCCTATAATTACCTGTGGTACAAGAAACTCAGCTTTACCACTTGTGGTCATTTCCTGTATGCGTGGATGTCTTAAATCTTTTGCCATAAGCATTTCTTTAAGATTACCACTTAACTCTTTGACATCATAAGGAGCCATAAGTTTGCGTTCACTAGCTTTAAAGAGTTTACGATATGTAGTTATCTCTTTCTGCTCTTCGATGAAGTTATTAGCTGCCTGAATTTTATCCTGTGTCTCCTTCGCCTTATCTTTCTCTTTATCTTTTACTATTACGCTCATTATTATACCCTCTTCTCCTTTTAAGACTACTTGTTAAAGAAAGTGCAGATATAAGCAAGGCCAACAGAACCCTTCCAATCTGCATTCGTAGGAATACCATATGTCTGATTATTGAGATATACATATGTAAATCTATAATCATCTGTTGCAGCAAGGGCTGTACCGTTATTGCTCATGATTATGACTACACCAGTATGCCTGTTAACCTTATAGTCTCTATTCTCTTTAAGGGTAACTACACCAGAAGTGAAACCATTCGAAAGTGCATCGAATTCAACAACTAACTTAGTAGGATTAGGTTCGGCTGCATTAGGATTAACAGAACCAGCTTCACTACGAGCAAGCGGTTTATTTGTGGTTGTTATAACATGCTGGGAATTAGTTATTGCAACATTAGCGAATGTTTCAGTCGCAGTTTCCTGTGCCATACGCACTCCATCAGTAAGGCCAGGTATACCCATAAAGTCTTTCAGATGTGATGGCCATCCATACTCATCAATTTCACCATAATTGGTGGGCCAGAAACTCTTATCATTCTGAAGGAATGCTCTGGGGTCTTTACCATAAGGTATTGGATAAGGCTGCATATAATCATAATCTCCATACATCCTTCTTATACCATTGGTAGCTTTAAGCATTACAGTCTGTAAAAGACCTCTCATAGGAATCTCTTCTATATAAAGAACCTGTCCTATCTTCTGTTTCTCGCTGACAGCAAGTGTGGCTGCACTTGTGTCATCAGGTATATATTTGATAAAATGACCCATATGATCGGACTGGACATAATCACCAACCTGCAAAGCATATGGTGCACCAAGTCTGTAATCTGCGCTATAGGCCTGACCGACAAGATTAGTCTCGCCTGTAGGAGCCTGTGTTGTTCCTGAACCACCAGTTGCACAACCAACCCATACTTTATCAGCATAATACGGATCTTTTACGAGAGGAACCATAAGATACTGGCCTCTATCAATGGCGGGTCTTAATCTGTCAAGAAGTCTGTCATCTATGTAATTGTATGCATGCTGGAAAAGTGTTCCTACTGGATTTGCACTTGCAGCTCTGACATAACCATTCGGTTCTGTTACTGGTAAACCAGAACCATTGCATATTGTTAATACGGGTTTATGATAACCCATTTCATCCTGTTCCATTCTTGCAATTGACATAATTAAGTCAACGCCGGCAAGGATCTGGCCAGGTCTTGCGAATGAACCCCAGAAATTATTATATGCTTTCACCGGGAGTCTTCTGTCTATTAAAAGTTCTACAGCAGGGTTTATATAATCACTTACCCTACCAGAACCTCTAGTTGTCCAAGCATCGGATTGTAACCGATACGCACCTTCTGGGTACTGTCCTATTGCCATGTGTTAAACCTCCTTAGTATTACCGATTGATTTCAATCGTGTCCAACTTTCTACTATACGCTGAGACTCTGCGTCTCCTTCCAATGCTTTCTGTATTGTAAGTATATTAGGTCTTTCAAGAGTCCTGATATCTATACAAACATCTACGACATCGTTATCCATCTCAGATTTAGATGGTAATGTTTCATTTGTAATCAATGGCGGTTTGTCTAGAACTATGCCCTTACAATATTCATTGATAAGTTCTAACAACATCTCATCACTTTTTACAACATATTCCTGAAAAACCTCGTCACGTTGTCTAACAGACTCTCTATTGGTCAAATACTTGATATCCAAAAGCCTATTAACACGTTCTTTATGTAAAGACTCTTTTGATGCATTAACATCGGCCAGAGCTTTATTTTGCTCATCAACTGCTTTAACGACAGCCATCTCAAGACTATTAATAGTAACAGTCAATTCATCAATTTCAGCAAGATAAGAATCACATGTTTCCCTTAATGCAGACAGATCGTTTTGCAACTGTATGATAGTAGATTCTACAGTGACTGTAATTGATTCATTACTTACTTCTATCCCGGCTTTCTTAGCAGCACGTTTTAATTTAGCAAGTGCTCGCGCTTTAGCAGCAGCAGAGAACCCCTGTACCTGGTTGATACGTGCAAGAGCGTTCCTGAGATGATTTTTATCAATACTACCATCTGCTTTTTTATATGGCAGTTTTCTGACTTTCTTACCACCTTCGGTCTTAACGAGAGCAAATGCGCTATCTGGTAATGCACTTCTTGTTTTAGACTTGAGTTTGGCTTCATCAGTTTTATCATCTTCCTCTGTACCATCCTCATTATAGAAATAAGAATATACCTGTTCCTCTGCTTCTGAAGCTTCAGATTCATCAGCTTTAGCATCAGCTTCTGTTTCAGTAGTTTCAGCTACGGCCTTTGTCTCTTGTTCAGATTGCTCAGCAACAGGAGTACTCGCTGTCTCAACAACCTTTATTGAGTCAGGGATGGTTGTATTACTTGATTCAACAACACTTTCTGGAGTCATTGCTTCAGTAGCCATTCCTTCACCTCCTGTATGTTTGATACTTGAGCTACCCTTGAGAGAAACTATTTGAGCTTTCTCATCTGCCGGTATAGCTACTACTGAAACTTCTTCATGTGTAATCTTAATAGGTATCCATTCACATACTATAGCATCCTCTTCTGTACTTCTTTCACCATCTTTATAACGTTCTCCACGCCAATGGCCACACCATCCTCTGACAACACTTTTACCACATATAGAACATTTAGCTTCCTTTACCATAGAACCAATAGATACTGTAAGATAACGACCGTCTTTGATCTTAGTAAGTGCATCTTCATCATCTATTTTGGCCCACAGCTTAGTACACATGTGATGATCACTATACTCAGCTTTGAATACTCTACCGATTGTATTATCAGCATCATCACGATGATCTTTAAGCACTGGTTTTCCATAAGGCTTCACCCAGGATGATTCGGCATCTTTCAATGTTTCAACAGTATAACGAATCCAGTTCTTGGTAGTGCCTACATGGATTGCGTGGATTTCAATAATATTAGTTGAGGATTCTTTTAACTTGCCTAAATTGGGGTTTTCTACCACAAAATCTTCAGTAACACGATAACCGTCTTTAACCTTAACTACTGACACTCAGTTCACCAACCTCATCTACGACTGCTGACTCAGTGACCAATTCGCATGTACAACTACTTGAATGTGGAGGCAATTTATCACTAAGCCCTTCAGAATAATACGCTACATCATTGCTACAGTCACAATTACCGTGAATTAGCATAGAAGATTCTGACTTCAATATACTAAACCACGCTATCTTTGTCAATACACGTTTTGCAACATCTTTCAAATGTGTCTTTATTGCGTGATTATAACTTAGCTCTTTATCACGATCATGGCACATTATTATGTTAGCAACAAATATATTGCTTGCTTGTAATGAGGCTATAACAAATTTATGTATATCAGAGTTGTCATAAGAATCTGGATCTAAATATAAACCACTTTCTATACAACAACGTCTATTTATATATGAATATATTCTACGTAATTGCTCATAAAAGAGTTTAATATCGCATAAATCAAAGGTATATCCTTCTATATAATGCTCAACAAGAACCTTTGATGTATGAGCTACATCTTCTGTTTTACGCTTCGGGCCGGTACGTTTACCATGTTGGTTAGCAGGTTTAACCTTATTATCAACAGATTTAGACTGTGACCCAGCTGCAGAAACAGCAGTTTTAGCTTCAAGAAGCTCTTTACTTACCATATTGTAGAACATAGATTTCTTATCATCTTCACTTAAACTATCTAATCCAAGATCTCTTCTCATCTCATCTGCTGTTGAAGTGCTATTTATCCATTTATTAATAACACCAGCTTCTTTCTTAATCATAGTCTCAAGCTCTATCTCAGGCCATTCAAGAAATACTCTATTCTCTTCCTCGGTTATATCAAAACCGCCTTCTTCAAGCATAGTGTCAAATATAAATTCAGCACCTAATGAGATGCGGTTCTGAAAAGCTTCAGCTCTATCATGCATTTCTGTAGTGAGCGCATCGGCAGTACCTCTATTAGAAGTGTCCCTTCCCATTTGTACCGGACTAACATTTAAACCAGTAAATGTTCTGTTCTCAAAATACCCGAGATATGGAGTGGGATCCATGGCTTCTCCTTCTGCTCCTACAACAGCTACCTCAGTACGTTCATTAGTAATGAGATATCCATCGAATGGCATAGAAGATACAGTTTCAGTCATAGCATTTACTTCTTCTTCAGAACCCTGGAAGCCAGCTTGAGGCAAACCAACTCGTATATGATAAACTGGAAAAGATGCTCTATACAATAAACGTGCTGAATGTTCTTCTAGCATTCTTAAAGCTCTAATATCTTCAATACATGCAGCAACACTTGACGAACCAAAAGCATAACCAGGCTCTCTATTAATATGAATATAATATACTTCTTCAGGGTCATAAA